TCAGATGCTTTAAGAGCAATAGGTCTTGAATTAAGAAGGTCTACGATTGCATCCGCTGCTATACTTTTAGTGGTTACAATAGGTATGTCGCTAGAAGAAATCACAGCTTTAAGAGTAAGATCAACAGCAGAAGTATGTAAGTTATTAACATTGAATGTTTTTAACTCTGCTTCAAATCCGGTAGGACAGGTGTATACTGTAGCTGAAGAACCAAGAAGTTGTCCTACTGTTCTTAATCGGGATACTGACATTTAAAATGCTCTATCTTCATATAGTCCACTTGCTTTTATTAGTGCTGTTGATCGTATATAGTCTGTACGATTAGATAGTAAACTTTGCATATTTTTTATGCCCACTTCAAACCTACTAAAGTTTTCCCTATACTGATCTACTTCACTTCTGTATTGATAAGTATATGCAGTAGCACCATCAATAATAATAGCAGAAAATCTATCGGGTATTGTAGGAGAATCCGTTGAAGCAGATAAATCAGAAGCAAAAGTAAAGTAATCATAATTTACAGCATACGTTTTATCTGGACAGGGCCATAAAGCAAAATTATTATCCAATTTACGCACGACATATTTAGGTATTCCAGCATTATCAAACTGGGCAACTGTGGTTCCATCTGTATGTGTCGTAGCACTAGAGCCACGAGTACATCCTGTGAAAGTGGTAGATGTTGTACCAGTATAGGTTATTGGCTCGTTATCTATTTGAATCGTGCCTGTACTAGTAAAACCAGAAGTACTTACTACTGTAATAGTAGTAGCAGCAGCACCTAGAGTACCTCCTTCATTTAATGTCGTTGTTTGAACCGCCTCCGCATCTTTAATAAAATTTTCTACATACTCATAATATGTTAATATATTTAAACTATTACCAGAAACACTTAAATCGCTATCCTCTACAAGCCTAAAAGTATTATAGTCTAATACTTTAGCATCTGCAGGTATAGAATAGTCTGCTACACCAGGAACTAAAGTTGCTGTTTTTGTAGTGTGGTTAAACGGCCAGTTAAATTCTTTTTGATTAATCCATCTAATTGAATCATTAACAGCATTCTTAGCTAGGGTTTGAATACCACGAGAATTAGCCCAGTTAGCGGAGGTCAATTCTACTTCATTCATTCTAGCTAATACTAGATTTGTTAATGTAAGATAAGTAGCCATAAAGTGTTCCTATTATAATGAATAATAGTAATGTGAGTTGGCCGAAGCCAACCCACACCACCATTACAAATTAACTATGCAAGCTGATCACGATCAACTTGTACAGTGTCTTCACCGAAGCCATTACAATCAATAGCACAAGCGTAGACCCTCAATTTGCCTGACGTAACATCAGCAGAACCAGCAATCAACTTAACGTCGATTGTGTCTGCAGTACTTACAAAGCATTCAAATAAAGAATCGGCACCTGTGATAACATCATTGGATTGGCCGTTAGTTCCTTCAGCAAGAATACCCGTTGAAGAAACATCCCCGCCATCAATAATATCATCACCAGCAGCAAAATCAATATCTACTGTTGGCGAAGTACCATCAACTGCTTTCAAAACTTCACAACCTGCGAACAAAACAAAAGTATTTGCAGGAACTTCTAGAAGCTGAAAAATGTCTCCGTCAGTACAACTATAACCATCAGCAGTTAACATATCAAAATCAAGGATGGATTCAAGCATCCTCATTTTATTTCCGCCACGATCCGCTTGGTTAATAGCACTAGAGTTAGCACTTACACCAGTTGTACTTTTAGCTGTCATATCAAAAGTAGCCATAATGTATTCCTTTCTCTAAGCTATGTTATACTTGGCGTTAGCAATAGCCTCTGGCCGAAGAATTTTACGACCATAAAGGTGCATACCACGCACGATATCAGCAAAGCTATCAGGATCACGATAAGATTCTGTTTTCGTGATCTGGCTTGCGGTAGCTACAGCGCAAGAATGTCCCGCAACAAGAATGCCATAATTGGTATTTTGGTTAGCACTACCAGTAGTGCCAGGACCATCGCCAATAGAAGGCAAATTGTTAGAAACATATACCCTGAAGCCATAAAGATTTTTTAGAGCCAGCCCGTTGCGAAGAGCACCAGCCTCACCATAGTCTGAATTTAGAAAACGTGAATCTTCGTCCATCAGAACTTCCATGAAATGAGGTGACACAACTAACCAACGACCATCCTTGTCTACAAACTGCGTATCCAAAAGACGGGCCATTCTCGCCACAACCATGTTTGGAGATGCCGTAGCAGTTGGAAGAGCGGTAGCACCAGGAAGACGAGCAGCGAGAGGAATTGAATGATCACTCGCCCCTGCAGTAGTGATGTTACCAAAGTCGCTCTTTTTCAACTGCATCGAAGATAGCAACTCATTAGAACCAGCAGTCGAAACAGCCTTGGTTCCAGATACCGTAGTATTAGCGGATCCGGCTACAGTGCTGATAGTAGCTTGGGTCCAACCTGAAAGGTAGCCCAAAACTTCCATGTCATACTGATCTTTCAGGCGATAACCTGCACGATCAGATGCCATCGACTGAAAATTCACATGCGAATGCGCTTCTTCAATGTCATCTACCTTGAAAGCAAAGTAATTAGACTTATCTACGATAAGCTGAAAATCTTCATCATCAAGGTCTTGTGGAGTAACTTGAGCACCACGGGCATATTCTTTGACCGTGATCTCTGGCTCTTTAATAATACGGACAGTATCTCCGAAGTTGGAAATTTCACCAAAGTAATCATTATTGGTGATGTCCTCAACGACAGACGACTTACGGAAAGCAAGCTGTGTCTGTTTAGAATAAATTACAGGGCTAAAATTACCATTCGGCAAATTGTTATACCCTGCAGCACGTTGAAAGGCCATTTTATTTCTCCTTTTTCGTGTGAAGTGGGCAAACAAGGCCCACAAGTATAATAAACATATTATACTTCAGGACATAACTTTTATAGGGCCAGTAAATTAAGGGTGGGATATATAGATGATCAACCTACTATCGACCTTTTTACAGGGTTGCCAAAAAGTTAAACTAAAAAACTAGGGTTGGCAAAAATGGGCCTAGTTTTAAATATAACACCATTTTAACTGAAATATATTATTTGTCAAGTAAAAAGTTTATCTAGCATTTCCACTTAAATCATAAATAAAAGTACCTGCTTTTAGAGATTCCATGATAGCATCTGAATGTTCTTCGTATTCATCAGCACTCATAGCCTCTACATCAGATTCTTTCCAGGCATTGGTGTTATCTTCAATATCAGGAATATTCTTTGGAGAATTTGTTTCTACTAAAGTAGCTGCAGATTTTTCGCTAGTAGAAGTAGATTCTTTTTCTTCTTTTCCTATACCTGTATCAATTTTATAAAGATCAATTGCTCTAGCAGCAGAACGGGCATCCGTTTCATTTTCATATAAAGCATCTTGTACCCATTTAGGCTGTTCTTCTACCCACTCATGAAAGTTGTTACTAGAACGAATATCATCAAAATCAGGATGCAAGGACAATAGTTCTACTTCTGCTCTTTCTCTTTTTGCAGAAGCTTGTAAATTATCAATTTCTTCTATTCTAGTTTCTAGTTCTTGTGCCTGTTCTTTTGATTTTTTAATAGCAATTGTTTCGATTATCGCAGCTACGTCAGGATATTCCTGTGACCAAGAATCAATTTCCTCTTCTGATTTTGGAAGCTGTATCTGATTTTTTGTAGCCACATCTAGCTGTTGCTCTAAAGCAGATAGTTTTTCTTTAAGTTCATTTTGCTGCTGTTGAGAATGTCTGCGAAGATCACCATATCTTTTCTTAAAAGTTTTTTCTTCTGGGTTTTCTGGTTCTACTTCTTCTGCTGCTTGTTTCTCTTCAGTTTTTACATCATCTTCTTGTTGTTTAATAAGCTCTTCTAATTCTTTTTCTTCATCTTCTATACTTTTAATATTACTATATTTTTTATCTGCAATACCCATAATTTTCTTTACAGGTTCCACAACACCAACTGTATCTACCATAGCATTTTCTCCTATGCTGGGGCCAACCGTAGCCAAATCGGGGGGGTCAAGTAAGCCAACATATGGGACTATTAATATATTGAAGCTAGTCCCTTGCTCCTTTTACTTTTCTTTTTCTTTTTAGATATAAATCCACCTTTATTCATCGCTGATATTCCTGCCTCGCCGCCAAGGCCAGCAGCCTCTCCAATACCCATGCCTGAGACACCCGAAGCATCACTTGGACCAGCAACGCCCGTTCCGGCTTCGCTGGGGGCGGTTACGGTGGGCGGGGCATGTGGCGACTGCGTCGGCGGCGTCGGCGGGCCCCGCCTCGTCGGCGGCGTCGGTGACCACTGCTTCCCCCGTGGCACAAAGGGTATCTTCGCATAAGTATTATGATGGGGGGGCGTCCGCCCCAAATCGCTTCTCAGCGAGGTCCGCTGATTGTGTTCGTACCTGGACACTGCCTGATTGACGATCTTGGTGGCCTCGGCCTTTTGCTGGGCGGACATGGTGGGGGGCCCCTTGCGGGCGACCTTACGGGCGGCGGTGGGGGTCTGGGCGACCTTATGGGGGACGGGGGGCGGTTCTGTAGGTCGGGGTTTCATATGCAACGGAGTATCTTTACGTGCATTTACAACCTTACTTCGATTTTNAGCAGAAAGAGAATTATATGCTTGCATTGGTCCATAAGCATGTATTTTACCACTAGAATCTACATAATTACCACTAGAATCATATGCGCCTGGAACACCCAAAGCATTACTAATACTTGAAAAACCTATAAGGTCTGTCGTACCTGTCATACCAGTAATAAAACCAGTATCATTATATTTAAAATTTTCAGGATTAAAATCTTTAGAATTGGGATTAAAACCAAATTTTACAGCATCTAAAGCATGTACTTGATCTACACTTAATGTAGGATGGTCTGTGACTGTCATTATACCAAAAGGCGTATCAACACCATAAACAGCCCCATGAGAGAAATTACCTGCACCAATTGTATTTGGTATGCCCATAGTTTGCATCGCCATAACTTGTGCAGATGCTTGAGCGGGTTGTGTTGCTGCTCTTGAGATTATAGATGCTATAGATAATGGTGTTACACCTATACCGACTATAGCACCAATTGCTGCTTTAGCACCCATCGATATAGAAGTTTCTGGTGTTAATCCATGTGCAGCCAATCCGGCCTGTGCTCCTAGTTTAACAGCCCCTTCTAATGAATGATCAAGGGGAGCAGAGGTGTCCCGGCCCTGTTGTATCACACTAGATACTGCTTCAGATATTTCACTACTTGCAGTACTGGGTACTCCTGGTACACCACTACCCGAAGCATTTTCGCCTCGACCAGCAGCAGCAGCATCAGGAGAATGTCCTCTTGTAGTGGGGGCTATTTGAGATTCTTGAAGTTTTTGCTGTACTGTTCCCGGTAATTCTTCAGAACCTACTTTACGATATCCTGCAGGTACTCCTCCTTGCACCTTTCCTCCTAAAGTAGTTAAATGAAGAACATTGCCTTGACTATTAACGTAAGCTTCTACTTTATATCCTCCAGGCAGTCCTCCTCCTGTCCCTTGTAATTCAGGATAAGTTTGATTTTTTGCAAACTCTGGTCCTGCTGTATTTCCCCATACACTTTCCCTCGTTGTTCCTGGTGGAGCTACAATAGCCCCGGCAGGAAGTTGGTGCCGTAAAAAAACCTGACCTGTAGATGACATTCCTGGCGGGGGAAAAAAATTATAGTATCCTGAACCTACATCCATATAGTATCCTTGTTGATATTGATTTGCACCTATTCCTGCAATAGGAACAGTATTTGCTTTCGGAATAAATTGAGTAGATACAGGAGGTGGAGGAGTAACGGCAGGATTAGAAGAAGGAGTAATAGGTGTACCTGCCGGTAGTACAGGAGCCGGGGATAAAGGCGTGTTAAAAAGTCCGTTAGCCATATTTCTTTCCTTTTTATTATACCCTTGATTGCTATTTTTGTTGTAGAGTATGTATTGCACTTTTTTGAGAAGCAGTTAAATTTTCTAATTCTAGTACTTCTGGTATATTATACGTAGGCTGTAAGGCAGGTTGTTCTTGAAAGGTCATAGGTTCATCAATTTCATTAAGTACCATACCCCCTGTTTGATATTCCATAGGCACTTCTTCTTCAGTATCTGCTATTGCCTGTTCAGTATTTACTGGAGTATCTGCCCTTTCTGGTAGAGGAGTAGTTTCAGGTATTTGCTCTTCATCAGGATTGCCCACTAATCCCATTCTTTCTATTTGATCCAAACCGTGTTTTGCAACTTGTAAAGTTTCTATATAAAATTTTACTCCGTGATAATTTACAGCATATTCAGGAATTACAAATTCACCGGGACTAATAGCAGCAGTCTCATCATCTCGTACTCCTTCTGCTGTAGCACCAAGAGGAATNTCGTTTCCACTTATAGGGTCTACTTCATTTGGATCAGGTACAAGTCCCGAAAATTCCATTTGTTCTTGCATCATTTCATCAGCCATGTGCGTTCACCTCATCTCTTAATTGTTTTAACTTACGTAAGGTTGATATAGAACCTTGTGCTCTATGTATACTTACTACATCAATATTTTGCTCTAGACCAGATTGTTGTTGTACTATAATCCAATCTAAATAGTTATTGAAGGCGTCCCACTGGCGCTTGTTGTTGACCAGCGTTTTGAGTTTGCTGAGTAGGTTGTTGTTCTGTTCCACTAAATTGTCCTTCTGCCGGGGTAGGTGCTGCTCCTATACCAATATTACCACCACCCCCTCCTTGTAAATCATTAGGGCTTAATCCTTGAGCATTAGGCTGTTGCTGCTGTTGTGGTTGCCCTGGAGGAGGGGTAGGCTGCTGCTGTTGTAATATCTTAGCTTGTCGTAGTGCCTCTTCTGGAGTATTACAAACTTTGTCAGGATCAAGCCCCATTGAATTTGCAATCTCTCTAATAATAGTAGTGAATTTTGCAAATGGAGCAAGTGCTGGATTAGATACAACCTGTAGAAATTGTAACAACCTCTGGCTTCTCACTTCATTTGCCATAAGACTTTCTATACCACGAGCTTTAACTTCCAAGTCTCCTTTGATTTCAGAATCAAAATCAAATTGCATATTGAAACTAAAAAAGGCTTCTCCCAAAGGTCGTAATAAATAGTCATCAAAATTCTTAACTACTGTTTTTATACTGCCTGAAGCAGCACCCATAAGCATAGAAATACCAGCAGCAGTTCGTCCTGTTCCGGTTACTCCTGTTTGCCCATGAGCAAAACTAGGAAGACCCGTAGCTTCATCAGAAAGTTGACGGGCCTTATCAAATAATTGCATATTCTCATTACTTACATTAGGAAACTTGGTTCCAAAAATAGCCTGTCCTGGTGCGCCACCTTGCCGCCTAAATATCTTACCGGGATAAACTTGTAAATCTTGCCCAGGAACAAGATTAGTTTC